CAGCGGCTTGTCCACCAGCGTGACCAGTGCCGCACTGGCATTGCGCACTTCCAGATACGTCGCCTCGATTGCCATTCCCGTCTCCTGTTTAGGTTAGGTTGATCTCGCTGGCCGCCGTCCCCGCCGCGGCCGCCTGCAACTCCCGCTCCCGGCTGCGGCGCGCCTCATACAGGATGCGCTCCACAATCCGATCCATCACATAGTCCAATTTCGCCTGGTTGCTCAGCTCATCCGGCGGCGCGAATGCGCGCAGCAGCACGCTCTGCACCTGCGCATCATCCGCAAAGCTGCGCGTGGTGGTGAGCGCCCCGACCTTGAGCGTGATTGCGCTTGCCATGCTGCCTCTCCTAAATGTAGTAGCCCACGATCCGCAGCAGCGACGTGTTGCTCGTCGCGTTGACAATCGTCACCGTAAATTGCCCGTTGGCGTCCAGCATTACGTCCCCGGCCACATCCGACGCAATGCCGCTGCCCAGCGCACGCGCCACAATGCTGTAGGCCGCGCTCGGTTTCTGGATCGTCGCGTAGGTGGAATTACTCGAGTTTGTCCACGTAAACGTCCCCATGACGGCGACGGCGATTGCGTCCGTCGGCACAGAGCCATTGGCCGCCGTGTTGACGTCAAACGTGTAGGTGCCCGCCGCCCGGCTCACGCCGCTCCACACCGTAGAGCCGGTGTCAGTCAGATTGGTCGGCGTCATCGGCACAAAGATGCCGCCTGCCGTCCCTCCCCGCTTGATGACCCCCGCCACGTCCAACGTGCCGGAGATTCCGGTGTTGCCTGTCGTCGGATAGGTGCGCAGCGACCAGTCGTTGTACGCGTTGCCGATCCAGAAATAATTGATCGCATCAGCCGTGCCGTATGCGCCAAAGCCGCCCAGCGCCGCGTCGGCCGAGGTGCGGAAGTTCAGGCCGCGCGTCCAGCCCCCGGTCGGCGCCTTGATGTTGACACCGAGGTACGGCGCGCCCTGCGAGATGCCCACCCCGCCGCCCGTGGCCAGTAACTGGCCGCTGAACGTCCCCGACGCCCCGCTCACTGCACTGGAGAACGTGCCCGTCGTCCCGCTCACCGCGCCCGTCGCCGCCAGCGCGCCGGTCACGTTGACGTCACCCGTTACGCCTAGCGGGACGCCGATGTAAACCAAAGCGTTTCCCACGTACATGCGCATCGCGCCGCCGGTTGTGATCCCGAGCTGATCAGCCGCGTAGCGGTAGATGCCCGTGTTCGAGTCACCGGTGAAGGTAATTGACGGGAGGGCTTGCGTACCGACCGGCACGTAAAACTCTCCACCCTCCACCGACACCGTGTCGGCGGCAAGCCGCATACTGGTGACTGTAGCCACCTTCTTGACTTCGACAAACGCGCTCCTGCCGGCCACACTCAAATAGGCAAAGGCGGAACCCGATGCATTGGCGTTCGACGCCATCAACTCGCTCATCGCAGCCTGCGACGAGGAATTGTTGTCGGCCGTAACCGCGGTGTAGGCCGCGCCGCTTTGTGTGGGGCCTCCCGCGTGGTACAACGCGCCCAGCCGATAGTCGTCCGTACCGAGGAAGCGAATCGACCGTGAGACGCTATATGCTGTGACTGCGCGAAACGTCAGCCCCTCTCCGGGCGCAACCCACGCGCCCTTCGCGCCACTCACCCACCACTCGAGCGACAGATTGTTGAGCCGGTTGGTTTTGTTGCCGAGCCGGATATATGCGTCAGCGTCGGTCGTGCCGTCGCCCGCATACAACCCGTACTCGCCCGTGTAACTCCCCGGCAGGCCCAGCCCGTCCAGTTTGCCCAGCCGCGTTTTGATGACGCCCGCCGTACCCCACGTGCCAAAGCTGCTCACGCCGTCGAAGATGTCCAGGTACGGCGCGCCGCTATCGTCGGCGGTCAGGTACAGCCCGCCGCGCCGGTTGGCGTCGGATACGCTGCCCAGCCGCACGAAGTCCATCCCCGCGGCGGGTGCATCGCCGCTCGAGAGTGTCGCCACGAAAATCTTGCTGCTCGTGACGCTCGTCACCTGCATGTTGCTTTGGTAGACGCCCGTACCCGTAAACCGCTGGGCGCGAATCAGGTCGCCCACGGCAAAGCCATGCTCCGGGTCGGTGGTGATGGTGTAAGGGCCGGTGCCGCTCACCGCAGTGACCTTGCCCGTGTTGCTCACAAAAATCGAGCCGTTGGTGGCGCGAATCTGGTGGATGAGCAACTCGTACACGTGCATCCGCCCGCGCACCCAAACGTTGTCCACTTCCAGCGACGTTTGATCCGCCACACTCACGCCCTGATCCAGTCGCAGCCCGTTGCCCGCAAAACCGCTCGCAAAACTGGCCGTGCGTAGCGTCTTGCCGTTGGCGAGCTCCACCCAGCCGCCCGGATTGAGCGTCACGTCGGTGACAGGACTCAACACAAGGTCAACCGCCGGCGAGATTGCCATATTGCCCGACGCTGTATCCAGCAGCGGCGTGCGCACCTTTGCGCCTGTCCCGGCCGCCGTGAGCACATTCACGCCCAGCGCCCCCGCATTGCTGCGCAGGATTGCGCTCGCGCCCGCACTCACGTCCGCGCTGGGGATCAGCCGCCCAATCGCGTCTGTCCCCGTCCAGCCCACCACGTCAAGCGCCGCGCCGCCCGTGCCGTCCAGCCGCCCCGGTGTGCGCGTCTGCAAATCCGCCAGGTCGCTGCCCACTTTACTGAGATTGCCCCAGCTCAGCGGCAGCGTGTGATGCGCGCTGTCGTTGATGTTGTGCAGCTTGGCATGGTGCGCATTCGCATTCGCCACATGCGCATCGTACACCGTGCTCGTCACCGCCCACGGTGCCTGGCTCTCGTTCAGCGTGCCGGTGTGCCACGTGCTCGAATTGAGCGCGTGCGCCACCAAGCCGCCGCCGCCGGCCTGCACAGTGACGCCAGCGCCCAGCATCCCGGCCAGGTGCGGCAGCAGGTTCTTCGCTTCCCACGCCCAGTTGCGGTCCGTCATGTTTGTTTATCCGAAGTCTCGAAACCCGTCATCATCGCGCGTTCCACGAGTCAAAAAGCGTCATAATTCAGAAAGCTGCCAAGACTTAGGGTTTGCTCCGTCATGACCATGCCTCCCACGGCGCGCTGCTGCGCGGCTCCAACGCACTGTAGCCCTGGCCGGGTGTGTACTGCGCCCTCTCGATGAAGAGGGGCCCCAGTCCCTTCGCCTCTTCGGTCAACTGCACCCACTGCCCAGCCGGGAGCTGCCCCTCGTCGAGCGCGCCAAGTGGCAGAAAGAGCCTGCCATCCATGCCCAGCAGCAAACTCAGGTTGCTTGCGTCCGGCTCTACATAGATGCGCACCACCCGGTCTGCCGTCATCTGCGCCAGCAGACGCCGCCCGCTCGATGTGCCCACCGCCAGCAGCTCCTCCGCTTCCACCTTGACCGTCTGGTCGCCGCTGCGCCACTGCCTTGCATAGACGGCGGACGGGGACTCAATGGACACCTTGGGGAACACATAGCTCGCCATGTCCTGAATCTGCAGTGTCGTCTCGCGCTGGCCCCACACCTCGAAGGGCATGTCGCAGTCGGGCACGCGCGCTTCCCAGTGATCCGAGTTCCACACCTTCATGTTTCCCGAGTGGCCAAGGCTTTCGTCAAGGCCCACCGCAAACATGTTCTCCGGGTCGGCGCTGCCCGTGCGCTCCACCACCAGCCAGTAGGTTGTGCCATACGTCAGCGCCTGCGGGGCCGAAAAGGTGATGCTCACCTGCGCCAGGTCTTCGCTCAGGCTGCTGCCCGTGATTGTACCAGAGACAAGCAGCGAGCCGGGTGATCCGCTGCTGTTCGACCAGATGCCTGCCTTGAGGTCGTCGCCCGGTGCGCCGATGCGCCGTGCGTAGACCACCGCCTCGTAGGCATTCCAGGCCGTTGCCACGGAGGGCGTGAAACTCTGCGCCACGCGTGTGCCCAGACTCGCAATCAAGATGCTGGGGCCGGGGTCAGCAGCGGCATAGAAGGTCTCTTCGACATCCAGTTGGTGCCCGCGCCGGATCGTGATGTTGGGGCCAACGTCCTGGTGGCTGATGGCCTTGGGGTTGACCTCGATGTGGTCGACGCCGTCCGTGTTGACCTTCCAGTAGCCGCTGTGACTGCCACCCGAAATCTTGATGAGGTCGCCACTCTTGAAGGGGCCAAGGCCCTCGTTCACGTCATAGATGTCATCCTGCGGGTCAAACCAGATGAGGTTGGATGTGTACGCCACCGCATCGTCCTCAGGCGAGCTGGGCACGCTCTTGACCGTGTACGCGTAGTCGTTGCTTGCCGAGCCGTACACAATGATGCGCTGCCCCTTCGTGAGCACGTTCAGCCTGCCCAGAATGTCCACCAGCCCGGAAGGCTTCCGAAAGCCGAACTCCGTACTCGTGAGCGCAAACGAAATGACGTGCTCCTCTTTGGCCTTGCCGGCATAGGTCTCAAAGCCCACCGGCTGCGCCCAGTAGCGCCAGGCCAGTTGGTGCCACCAGCCCACGCAACGCACGGTAGCGCCCACCGTGCCGCTTCCCACAGTGAGTGTGCGTGCAGGTGTTTTGCGCATCGCCAGGTACGCATCACGTCGGCTCTCCGCCACCGCTTTCGTAATGTCCCCCATGCTCAGCATCTCTTCATGCACACCGTAGGCGCTCTGGCTGGGCAAGTCCTCTGCCCATGCAGTGGTGTCGCGCACCTGGCCCCCGTCCGCGTCCCTGTACGTGTAGGCGACGCACACGCGGTTGCGCACCGTCTCCACGTCGATACCGACAGTGATGCCGCCGAAGCCCACTTCCACTGCCGCCACAAAGCCCCACCACACCGCATTGCCGTTCTCGTTGCGGATTGTGACGGGGTAGCGCAGCCACTCCAGCAGGCCCCACAGCAAAGCCGGCTCGCCGGTGACTGTGAGCGACGCCTCCTCGCAGCCGCCGATGGCGCGTGCTGAGTACGCGCCCACCGTCCATGTGAGGCCGTCCATGCCGCGCACGGTGCCTTCGTTTCTGTCCCGAAACTCCACGGAGAATGCCATCAGATCACCGCCCGGCGCGGCCGGTGCCACATCTGCACCGAGAGCGTGTTGGCAATCGCACTCGTAAAGCCCTCGTCATGCAGCACATAGACGCGCTGCAAGGTGTTGGGCCACACTCTGAGGCCGGAGCCGGTCGCCACTGCCAGCGGCCACCGCTGCGAGCCGGTCCAGTAGTAGACCGAATCGTCACCCTCGTTGATTTCGATTGCGCCGCCGTTCGGCACCGAGTAGCCCACCTGCTCCACGCTGCGGTAGCCGTCCATGGGCACGAGCTGCACATAGTCAATCGAGACCGTCGTGGCGCTGTCAGACTGCATCGTGAGGCCAATCTGGCACTGCGCGTACTCCGACGAGTACGCACCCGGAGGAATCGGCAGGCTGCCAAAATCCTGCAGCTCCACAACCCCCGCCAGGTCGGAGAGCCACACCTGCGACCCTTCCCAGAGTTTGACCAGCCCGTAGTAGTCGTAGATGACGGGGCGCACGCGCACGCGCTTGCTGAAGTCGTAGCTGGCCAAGCGTGCAAGCAGCCGGCACCAGCGCCCGCCGCTCGTCATCTCGGCCGCCGTCAGCAGCCAGAGCGCCTTGAGCGACTCTGTGCTCGTCACCGAGTAGCTGCGGTAGTAGCCGCCCGAGCAGGTGGCCGACGAGGTTTGTCCCGTGCCAAAAGTGTCCGCCTCGCCCTGGTGCACGCTCGTGAACGTGCTGGGCGAGGCGAATGCGTTCACGCCCGCAAAGAAGTGCCGGTAGTCCTGGCTTGCACCGGTGTCGTTTGTGAGGCGCACGCGCACCGGGGCAGGCTCCGTGCCTGTCACCTGCGCGGCGGCAATCTGCACCCAGTTGTCCGTGCCGTTGTTGGTAACGCGCCGCCCGCCCGTGGCCGCAGCGTTGCCCTGGCTCGAGATGGAGAGCTCCACCTCCGGTCCTTCCCACCACGGCGCGCGCTCAAACGCAAACGCCACCATGATCGCCGGGTTGGTCTCCCCAAACCTGCGTGCGCCCGGCTCCTCGCTGTAGACCAGCCGCCCACTGTAGAGTTCGCTCCTGTACAGGTTGTCCCCGTCCACCGGCTTGTACTCCACATAGATGCGCGTGCCCTTGCCGCTGGCGCGCCGGCGCGCAGCCGCCTCGCACAGCCGCTCGAGGCTGTTGAGCGCAGACCGAATGTTGGCGGCCGTCGTGCCCTTGCAGATGAGCTCCGCCTGCTCGGCCACTGTAGCACTGTCAGCCGACGGCCCGAGCGGGAAGTAGGTGCACCCGTAGATGCCCGTCGTCGCGCCGCTCAACTCCACAGTCGTCGTTCCGTCCGTCACGCGCAGTTGCATCGTTTATCGCCCCCTGCGTGCATTGATGGTGGCCACACGGTAGGCTACTGCTTCCACGTCCGTCTTTTCGGTGATGTACACCGGCCCCATGTTGATGGTTGTGCCCCCGCCGCCGCCTGCGCCATCGCCGGCCAGCATACTGCGCGTGTCGCTGTTGCTCCACACGCGTGCGCCTCTGGGCAGGTTGACGAGCTCAGGCCCCCGCTCGCCCACCAACGCCACACCACCCGGCGCGCTGAGCGTGCCTGCCGCAAAGCCGGGCACCCATGACGGAATCGTGGGCACCGTCCAGCCCGCAAACGGATTGGGAATGTGGAGGCTGCCAATCCAGTTGGCAAAGCCCTGCAACTTCGTTTGCACCGTTCCCACAATGTCAAGCACGGGCTGCACGAAGCCGACCATCGCGCTCCACTTTTCCTGCCACCAGTTCTTGATGCCGTCCATTACCGTGCTCATGCTCACGCCCAGGTCTTCCAGCGTGGTTGTCACCGTGGTCGCCAGTGCCGTGAAGATTTCCACGGCGAGGTCGTAGAATCCCTGCACGATGCCGACCAGCACGTCAATCGCACCCTGCAACACCGTGCCCGCTGCCGCCCACGCCCCCGCCCAGTCGCCTTCAATCAGCATGCGGATCATCTCGACAATCCCGCCGAAGATGAGCGCAAAGCCGTTGAGTACGGTCGTCATCGTGTTCACCACTGTCGTAATCATGGGCCCCAGCGCCGTCATCGCCGCCGAAAAGGCGTTGATGGTTGTCAGCGCCGCCACGCCCAGCACCGCACCAATCGCAATCCCCAGCGCCGTGATAATCGGCTCCACCGCAGTCCACAGGTTCTGGAACGCCGCCATCAGCCCCGCCAGCGGCGTCCCCAGCCCGCTCAGGCTCGTGCCCAGCGTGCCAAACGCCACCTGCACGCGTGCAATCGCCGGCTCGAAGAGCGCCACAAGCGCGCTCCACGCCGTCTGGATGCCCGTCAGCGCCGTGGTGAACGTGCTCTGCATGGTTGTCAGCGAGCCGGGCAGCGAACCCGTGAACCATGTCTGCATCGTCGTGAGCAGTGACTGAATCACACCCCACGCCGTAGACACCGCGCCGCTGATGGCCGGCCATGCCGTCGCAAAGCCCGCCTGCAACGTCGTCAAAGCGCCCGGCAGCGTCGCCTGCAGCCACGTCCATGCCTCACTCAACAAAGGCCCAACGACCGCCCAGGCCGTAGACACCGCCGTGCTCACCGCAGCCCACGCCGTGACAAAGAACGCTTGCAGCGAAGTCAGAGCCCCAGGCAGAGTCGCCTGCATCCATGTCCACGCCTGCACCAGCAGCGGCCCGACCACCGCCCACGCCGTACTGACGGCCGTGCTCACCGCCGTCCACGCCGTCGCGAAGAACGCCTGTGTCACCGCCAAAGCAGCCGGCAGGTTGGCCATGAGCCACGTCCACGCCTGCGTCAGCAACGGTGCGATGACCGCCCACGCCGTGCTGACCGCCGTGCTTGCAGCAGTCCACGCTGTGACAAAGAACGCCTGCATCGCGGCCAGCGCGCCGGGCAGATTGGAAACAAACCATGTCCACGCCTGCGTTAGCAGCGGCGCGATCACCGCCCACGCCGTGGACACCGCGCTTTGCGTCGCCGCCCAGGCCGTGGCGAACCATGCCTGCAGCGTAGCCAGCGCACCGGGCAGCATGGCCATGAACCACGCGTATGCCTGCATCAAATAGGGCTGAATTGCCGTCCATGCGTTCATCACCGCATCGCGCATGCCCATGAAGTTGGTGGCAAAGCCCACCCCCAGCAGCGCCACAGCAGCAATCACCAGCCCCACAGGACTCAGTAGCCCCGCCAGCGCCGTCGCCATCGTGCCCAGAATCATGAGCGTCGGCCCTGCCACCGCCAGCACCGCCAGCAGCACAGCCGCAAACCGCTGCGTTTCGGGCGAGAGCGTTGTGAAGCTGGACAGCAGGTCAGCCGCCCCGCGCACCATGCCGCCCAACGTATCCATAAAGGGTAGCGCCGCACCAATCAGCAGGGAGTCAATGCTCCCCTTGAAATACTCGATTGCGCCGCCCAGACCCTTCATCTGCGCGTCGGCCATGGTCGCGGCCGACCCCTCCTTCGTTACGCTGTCCATCATCTCGTCATAGGCGCTGCTTCCCTCGCTCGCAAGAATGGTTGCTGCCCGAATGGCATCCGCACCGAAGAGCGTGCTGAGGGCAGCGTTGCGCTGCGCATCCCCCATGCCCTTTGTGGACGACTCGATTTGCCCGATGATTTGGCCGAAGGGCCGCATCGCGCCGTTGGCGTCATAGACGTTGAGGCCCAGGTCACCCATCACGCTTGCGGCCTTTGCCGTCGGCGCAGCCAGCCGCATCATCATCGTCTTCAGGCTCGTGCCGGCATCACTCCCCGCAATGCCGTTGTTGCTCAGAATCGCCAGGCTCGCCGCCAGGTCGTCAACGCTCTGCCCGTTGCTTGCGAATACGGCGCCCGCCATCTGGAAGCCTTGCGCCAGGTCACCCACATCTGCGCTGGATGCATTCGCCGCCGCCGCAAACGTATTGGCCACGCCCGTTGCGGCCCCCGCTTCCAGCCCAAACGAATTGATGGCATTGGCCGTGATGGTAGCAGCGTCGGCAAGCCCAATCCCGCCGGCGGCCGCCAGGTCCATCACGCCCGGAATCGCCGCCGACGTCTGCTCCACACTCATGCCCGCCTTGGCAAGCTCGAGCATGGCCCCAGCCGCCTCGCCTGCACTGAAGCTCGTGGTCGCGCCCAGGTCAAGCGCCTGCGCCTGCAGCATCGCCATCTGCGTGCCCGTGGCCCCGGTTGTGGCCTGCATCAGATTCATGCTCTGCTCGAAGTCGGCCGCACTGTTGAGCGCCGCCGCCGCAATTCCGACAATCGGCGCGCTGAGTCCGAGCGTAAGCCCTGTGCCCACGCCCTTCAGTTGCGATCCGAAGCCCTTGAGCTTGGATTGCGCAGTTTGCAGGCCGGCCGTTAGCCCGCCGACGTCCGCCCCAATCTGCACGACCAGTCTGCCGATGGTTGCCATGCTGCTCCTTGCCCCCGGCCCATTGACCGGGGGCTTCGCCCAGTTAGCTGTTCGGCTCGGTCCACCCAAAGCTCGTGATCGTGACCACCTGCGCGCTGGCGATGCTCGTGTTGTCCAGCGTCAGGTCGCCGCCGCCGCCCGTCGCCGTGACGGTGCCCTGCAGGTGACAGGTTGTGCCGTCCGAAGCATAGAGACGGAAGTGGGCGGCTGTGCCTGCGGCGTCCGCCGAAGCCTGCGCCTCCTCGAATAACTCGCAGCCGCCCAGCTCAGCACGCTGTGTCATGCCCGATGAGGCAACGCCCAGGTCAGCGCCCGAGAAACACGCCGCCCCCACAACCAGCATCGTGTTGGCGACGGTTGTCGTAATGCTCGCGGCAGTGACGGTTGTCGCGGCTGTGGTTGTGCTGTTGAACACGTCAAACGGATTGCCGCTGGTCGCGCAGCCGCTCCACGCTCCCATCGTCACCACGCGCCATGCGCTCGCTGACAGTTGGAAAACGTAGGACGCACCTTCCGAACTGGCGCGCTTCCAGGCCAAGCCAACCCATGCCGCCGAGATGTTGCATTTCGTCTCGGGCGTGCCTGTGTCCACCCACGCCCAGCCGCTGGGCAGCGTCCACGCACCGCCCTCACGGTAGAGCACGGCAACCAGTATGTCGCCGTCGGCAACCCCGCTGGGTTTAGTGACGGTAACATCTGTACCCGAGGCATTGCCGCCTGAGGAGCCGTTTACGTAGGCAATCACTTAGCTGATGCTCCAATCAATCCCGTCGAGCCTGCCGTTTGGCGTTACCGTCAACTCGAGGCGCTGCGCTGCATTTGTGCCGATGTTCTGGCTGGTCGTCTGCCCCGCCGGGCATGTGCGGCTGTAGGTGCGCCGGTTGCCTACCTGCGTGACCTGAATCGTCACAGGCAGCGGCCCGCCGTTGATACAGCGCGCCGCCGTCAGGTAAAGCGTCGCATCGTCGTAGTCGTAGTACACGAGACCGCCCAGCCCATTGCCGCCGGCAAAGCGCGTCACAGTCGCCATTAACTCGCCGCCTCTTTCCTCAGCGCCGCACAGCGCGCAAGCCAGCCCGCCCCAAACTCCGGGAACTGTTTCAGGCTGCGATACCACGTCTCACGAAAGCGCATGTACTTGTCAAAGTTGCTCCCCGCATAGGCGAGCGCCTGCTCTGCTACGCCCGGTCCGGCGTTGACGGCGAAATCGAAGTTCGCCAAATTGAGCGGCCATGCCAACATCTCGCAATCGGTGGCGTCCCAGTAATACGCCTTGTAGATGGCCGCGACTTCCTCATCCGTTATCTCGCGCAGCGCGCCCTCGCTGGGAGGCGCCCATCCGTGTGCGGCGCGCCATGCCGTATACGTGCCGATGGTAATGCCGTGCATTGTGGGTGTGTCGTGCGGATCGTCCGACCACCCGCCCTCCTGCTTCAGCACAAAGGCCAGTGAGCGTGTAAAGTCCGCGCTCACTTCTGGACAAAAGGGGGCATCGCAGCGCCCCGTTCCAGCCCCTCAAAGAACGCAACCGGATCGATACAACCTTCGTGAAGTGAGCCCGGGGCTTCGATCTCCTTCCCATCGGGGCCGACAGACCACAGTTCCATATGCAGGTGCGCGTCCTTGCCACCCGTGCCGGTGTTGCCCGACTTGGCGATGACCTGGCCCCTCTTCACGATTGCCCCCGCCTTGAGCGTTGGCACGCTCTGCAGGTGGGCGAAGAAGCTGTCCCATTGGCTATTCTTCGGGCCGTGGCGCACGCAGATATAGTTGCCGTAGGTGGCGTTGGAACCTGTGTACAACACGGTGCCGTCAGCCACAGACATCACGTCCGTACCCACGGCGGCGCGGAAGTCCAGCCCCTCATGCGCTATGTATGTTTCGGTGTCGGTGCTCCGTTGCCTCCGCGAGAAGCCCTTTGGCTGAGGTACGCCCCAGTATTGCGTAAAGGCGACCGACTTGAGCGGCCATTGCCACAGGGAGGATGCCGCCGGCACAGGTGGAGTCACCGGCGGCGGTTCGACAGGCGGTGTAACAGGAGGGGTGACAGTAACGAACGCAAAGTTCACCTCGAACTGGTTGAACTTGCCACCCTTGCCATCCGAGTGGAAGGAGACGCGCGGCGAGGTCTTGTCGCCCACTTTGCACCACACGTCCCAGTCGCCCACACAGGGAGTCAGCCCTTTATTGAACAGGGGGATGTTGAAGTAGCCCTTCGCCCAGTTCTCGTAGCCCGAGTGCGGCCCCGCCTGTATGCCGTCGATGGCCGCGTTGCCGAGCCATGCAAAGTAGATGATGGCCCCTTCCGGCGCTTGCCCGAACACGTAGGTCGAGCCATCGTTGGGCAGCGCCTTGACAATCTTCCCTGCAAGCGTGGTCGCAGGCGGCGGCGTGGGCGGTGTGACGGGTGGCACAACCACCACCGGCGGGGGCGGGGTGGAAGGAGTGCCAGCGCCCGGCTGCTTGAACTTGTCGGGCGAAAGCACGCTTGCAGGCAGCGGCACAAATTTATCTGTCGAGATCATGCGCAGTTGCGGCTTAATGGCAATGATTTCCTGCCAACACGCGCTGTAGTCTTGGCTAGCCCACTGGGGGTCTTGGTGATCCAACATGAAAAAGCAGACACCAAGCAGCCGCGGATCCACCGCCATCCAGTTGCAGTAATCGAGCATCATCTGCGCATATTGCGCACGGGAGATGTAGCGCGTCCAGCCTCGGTATGCCGGCTCCACAGCCTTCTTGACGGCCATCTCAAAGCCGGTCTCACCGATGATGTACGGAATATCCCAGGGCATCTTGCGTGCTCTGCCGCCCCACCAACCCCAACTTTCCGCTGGCCCCAGATCGGCGAAATACTCGTGCAAGCACATCGTGTGCCGCTTCCAGTTGACGTTCTTGTATGTCTCCTCGTACTCCTTCCAGTTGGGCGGCGTGTCCGGCCCGGTGTTGCCCGGCCAGCCTACTGAAAGCTTGAGCAGGGCGGCGCGCAGCCCGTACTTCTCGCACTCGCTGGCAAAGGTGACGGTGTACGCGTTAATCTTCTTGACACGCTCGCCGCGCTGCGCTTCGCGCTGTTCAGGGCTGTATTTGTTGGGGTCAAGCGTGGGCCAGCATTCCGGCTCGTTCACCGGCGCAACGCGTGCCATCTCCGGGTCAAACTTGAGCTTGTCGCGCTTCTTGGCCCACTCGCTGGCATGATGCTTGCCGGTCGCAACAGGATCGCGCTCGAGGTCGCCCCACTGGTTGCCAAGCGCCCACTCGCGCGCCAGGATGATGGTCTTGGGCGCAGCAGCGCGCACCCAGGCATAGTGGTTGTCGCCACCGTCCTGAATCGTGACCACGCTGGGCTGCATTGTTTCAATGAGCTTGTGGTCGGTCTCATAGTCGTGTGCCGGGCAGTAGAAAACGCCCCACGCGTGTGACATCTTGCCCTCCTACCCCCACAGAATGCGTTGCGTCTTGCTCGGTTCCGGCGCATCCTCACGCGCCGCCATCATCACCTCGAGCGTATCGGGCGGCGCACTACGCACCACCTCAATCACCTTGACGGCAATCAGCAGCAGCCCGGCCACTGCCGGCGTCCATCCGTACGCACCAAAGTTCTGTTCCAGCCACACGCTCAGCAGCGGCAGCGCAACCATCAAAGCACCCCATACAGCGCCCGGTATCTTCATGTCTATCACCTCGCTCCAATCGGAAAATACAATCTCCAACTCGGTTTCGGCGGCGGCGGCGGCGTCGGTGGTGGGCGCATAGATGGCCCGTACCAGTGCGCCGCCAACTCCCTGTCCTGTGCGCTTAAGCAGGTCGCGCCGCCGCGCTGCGCCCTGTCGAGCGTCCAATCAGTTGGAATGTAGTAGCCCATAATGCTGGCCGGATCGTAACGCGGCTGGTCAATCACCTCTGGCGCAAAGGGTTGCAACCATTCTGCTTTCCAGTCGTCAAGCGGTACATCGTGCGCCTTACACCACCCCTCAATCCCCGGCCAGTCCCACGGTATCGAAGCCAGTGCGGTAGTCGTCTCATGCTCGTGCGCAAAGCTCAATGTGTGGCCCGCCTCGTGCAGCCACACGCGCCGCACCTCGATTGGGTTGGTGTCGGCGCGCAGCCAGCCCAACTGCATCGTCGGCGCGGGAGCCGGCGGCGACCAGTCGCCCATGTAGGCCCAACTTGCTCCAGCCGTGAATGTCACGCGCACGTCGGACTGATAGGCACTTGCGCCAAACGTGAAGCCCAGAGCGCAAGCGGCGCTCCATCCTTCCGGCCCCGCCTCGATAGCCTCAATCTGCCGCTGTACGTCTTTGTCGCCATCCAGCCAGCAAACGCGCAGCGGCGCGTGCCCCTTGCTCCAGCGCACCGGCGTGTACAGCGCCAGGTCGGGGCGTATCATTTCGCGCCCCTCAGTCGCCACAGGTACAGACCACTTGCCACGACGCCCAACGTAATCCCGCACACCCAAAACAGGCGCACCGTTGCAACCCCGTGCGCCGCATCCATAGGCGGATACGGCCCCGCCTGCATCCCGCCGATAATGCCGCCGATAGCGCCACATGCCGCGCCTATCACCAGCAGCCACGGCGCGCGCCCGCTCATGCGCGTACGGCTCAGATGCAGCGCCAGCACGCACGCCATGATGAGCAGGCCGGCGGCGTAGTACGACCAGAAATACCACGTTGCCAAACTCCCAAGGAGTGACATCACACGTGGCCCCCGAACCAGACAATCGCAAAAACCGCCAGCACAAGCACCACCAGCCCAACCGCGTACCACTGGATTGTGAGCGGCAAGGGTGAGCCGTGCTCGCGCTCTTCAAGCACGCGCAAAATGGCTTTGTTCTGTTCGCTCAGCGCGTTGTTTTGCGTGATGACGAATGCAAGCGTTGTCTTGAGTTCGGCCACAACGCTGCTCAGGTCTGCCACCTTGTTTTGCAGCGCATCAATCCGATTGTCCATTCGGTAGTCGCTCAAATGCTCACCTGCCTGCCCCTGGGGGGGATTCCTCATGCGTCGCGGGGCGGGCGGTTGCGCCGCCAGATATGCGTTCCATGCCTCCGTCAACTCCTTGTTGCGTGGGCGCTCTGTGCGTGCCCTGTCCACCAGCGCCCCGAGCACGCCATCCTGAATGGCCATGCCCACGATGCTATGCCAAACGTCCGCACTTGAGCCGGTGCGATCCACCTGCACCACGTCCAGACCGGCCATGTCCGCAAGCCGCGCCGCAGTGGACACCTCGCGGAACACATCGGCCAGCACGTTTTCGAGCGCACTCTGTTCCGGCGTCATGCAAACTCCCTACGCCCCCACCACCTGCTTCGTCTTCACACTCATCGCCGCCGCCGCCTCACCTGTCGCTGCGTCGTAGCCCGGGCGGATAAAAGGTCGCGCCGACTGCCCGGGGTGCATCACGCTGCGCCGGAAACCGCCGTCCGGCAGCAACAGCACCTTGCGCCCTCGCTTGCGAGCCTTCGGAATCACGTGCGGCTTCGTGCCAAACTCGCGCCAGCGCGCTCGATTTGTCTGCTTCTTGACGGGCCCCACCCCCACTGTCACAGCCGTCGGCCTCCGTTGCATCGTTTCCGCAACAACCTCAATGTCGGGGGCGCGCCCTGCAATCTCATTGCGCACCACCTCTGCGCCTGCCATGCAGATCGCCTCGACGCCGGCCATCACATCCAGCCGGCGGCGCTCGAGTTGCTTCACCACGTCGTCGAGGCCCGTGATCGAAATCTTGCCCGCTACGAAGCGACCCGCCATTACGCCTGCACCTCCCAGCACAGCACCACCAGCTCGTGCCGTCGTCCATCCGGGTCCATCGCGCCGGTTATCTCGTAGACCGTGCCGTTCACCACCAGCCGGTTCGTGGCCGGCGAAAGTTCACGCCAGCGCAGCCGGCATTGCCAGCTCACACGCGCCTGGAACTGCGCACTCTGCTGCGCAAATGCTTCACGCGTCCCCGCCAGCAGCGGCGTCAACTCGCCCCACACCGTCGCCGAGTTCGCCCAACTCTCCACCGGCTCCCCGTAGTCGTTGGTCGTCTCCGTCTTCGTCTGGATTGTCACCCGCTGCCGCAGCTTGCCCGCTCGCATCATTCCCCCATGCCTGCTCGGCCACCCGCTGGCTCAGCCATGACTCCAGCGACCCCACTTGTTCCGGCACTCCATACTCGGGCATGAAGTCATTGATGTGCAGCGCCCGTTGCCCCTTGCCCCGGTTCGCATTGGCAATTGTGCTTGCCACGGTCGCCGCCTGGTAGTCGCCGCGCTTGCCCCCGACCGGGTCCACCATGTCAAATGCCATCCACTCGCTCAGTTCGTGGCTGTCCATCTCCCCCAGCAGCTCCCGCACCGTGCGCCCCATGGCCAGCGCCAGACGGAAGATCAGCCGCCTGCGGGGGCTGCTCCGAAATTTTCGGCCAGCTCCTGTACATCGGATTCACGCATGCCCGCCAGTTCGGACGCCTTCGCAAAGATGCGATCCAGCGCCTTGGCGCTCTTCTGCCCAAGCGCCTCCACATCACCTAGCCCGAAGAGCGGTACACCGGCCTCATCCACCACGGTGGCCGCCACCAGCTTGGCGCGAATGTTGCGCGTGTTCGTGCGCACATCCCTGCCGTTGCGCTGCGTGATCTCCGTCTCGAAGTTGTCCCGCTCGCCTGCCGTCAATGTGCGCACACGCACCCAGCAGCCCCACTCAGGCACTTCCAGTTCGGCCACGGGCAAGTCGGGCGCGCCCAAAATCAGCGCCTTGCTCGCGAACTTTCTCTTGCTCTCCATCAAAAACCCCTTTGCCAAAGGGGGCGAAGCCTGCGCCCCACCCCCATGAAGTCAACCCAACCATCCCCGCACACCGCTGCTACGCCAACGTCGGCGCACCCGTAATCGTCAGCGTTACATCCGCCGTCAGTTTGTCGTCAAAGGGCGCACTGACCACGAACTTGCTCACATAGGCCGTGAACACGTCACTCGCCGCCGGCGTCGTCGGGTAGCCAATCGCAAAGCTGCTGCTCATGCGGTTCGCCAGCAAATAGCGCAAGCCGCCCGCCGCATTCTTGTGCGTCGCATGCCCCGGGTCCCACTGGATCGTCAGGCTCACTTCGCCGGCATCGATGAAGCTCGCCACCTTCTCTCGATACGCGCTCCCCGAATCGTGCGCCGTCATGTCCAGCATTTCGACCGACTGTTCCGGTCCCTCGATGCTCTCGATATTGACCACCGCCGTGCCGGCCGTGCCGCCGATCTTCAGCGTTGTCCCAAATGCCGCATACTTCGCCATCTCACCCTCCCCTACTGATAGAGCACGCGGAAGTCAACCGCCACCACATGCATCCGTGTTTCGTCGTCAAACCCTGCATCCGCCTCCATCTCCTGGAGGCAGGCGCCCACGCTCACGCCCTGCATCGTCCCCCGGAATCCATCCAGCACCGCCCGGATCGCCGCCGCCGCCGCTTTCGCATTCGCGTAGGTTGCCGAGTGGCAGAGGAAGGAGATCCGCGCCCTGTACAGACCGCCGCTCCCCCCGTGATCCTGAATCGGGTTGCCGGAGACGAGCTCATACGTCACATAATCGGCCGTGGTGCCCTGCGGCGCAGCCTGCGGGTAGATGCGCGCGCCCACCAGCGCCACAACGCCGGCAGTCGCCTGCAACTCCTTTACAAGCATTTGCTCCACGCTGTACGCCACAGCCGCCCCCTACCAGTTGTACCGGAATCGATGCGGGTCCAGCGCCCAGCGTGCGCTCATCGGCACCTGCTGCGGGCTCGATGTCGCCATCGTCACCGCTTCACGGTTCTCGGTCATGTGCCCCACCAGCCAGCGCATAGCCTGCTTCATCCCGGCCGGCACAGCCGCCGCACTCCCATAGCCGCACACGAACTGCACGACCACTGGCAGCCCCGCGTCCAGCGTCTCAATGGGCCAACTCTGGTTCGGTGCGAGCAGGATGCAGCCCGGCTCGCTGGCTGTCACCACTCGGTACACGTTCGCGGCGAGCGTGTTCAGCACGCCGGCTTCCGTCGTGTACTTCACCCACGTCACATTTTGCAGAGGCGGCAGCGGCAACTCGAGCACGCCGTCCGCAGGCCACCCCGCAAAGTGCGCCTGCCAGGTCTGTGTCACAAACGCCCGCCCGGTGTAGGCTTCCGCCGCTGCACGTGCCGCCGTGATGTAGTCCGCAATCAGCGCGTCCTCATCGGCCGCGTCCACACGCAGGTGCTCCTTCATCTCCTCCAGGCTCAGCGGCTCATCCACCGGCCCTGTCACCTGCGTCCACGCGGCCGTCTTCATCGCACCACCGCCCGCTCCTGTGGCTCCACCGTCGCAAACTCAATCTCCGGCGCTCCCATGCTCCTACCGTTCTGGCAGCGGCTCGCCACCACGTCATGCCAGTAGACTGTCGGCTTCTCCTGCCACACGTCGGCAATGAAGTCGAAGTCGCTCGCATAGCGCCCTGGGCTAAAAGCCCGTGCGTGTCGCTTCCACACGTCCGCACGCACGATGTAGCTGCTCACCCCCAGATGCCCGAGCAGAGGCTGCTCGCCCCACACCTGCGTGTCGGGCAGGATGCCCAGCTCTACGCCGTGATCCATGCGCACCATCACCACCTGCACCTCGGGATACTGAGCCGCAATGCGCCGCACGTCGGCCACCAGTGGACGCCAGGCGCATTCGTCATCATCGTCCAGAATCCACACCCAGTCGCCCTGCGGCTCGTGGTGCGCCAGTCTGTCATACGATGCGCCGACACCAAGCCCCACCGGGTCCACAATCAGCGACTGCACCCAGTCAGGGTCGCTTTGGCTTTGCAGGCTTCTTTGGTTGCGCTCGAGCATCTGCGGGCGCTTGCACGTCCGCGTCACGATTTCCAGTAGGTGCATTGCTCACCTGCCTCACATAGCCGACGCGTGTCAGGTCGTCGGCCTCCAGTTGCGTTAGTTCATACGTGCTTCCGGCCATCAGGGCGATGAACCGCCCGCCCGTCATCACGTTGACCGTCTGCATCGCTTCAAAGGTCTTCATGGACTTCTTCCAGTACGCTTCCAGCAGCTCGCCGTCCTCAGTCAGGTGGCCAACCTCAACCGTCATGTTGGCCATGGACACAATCCCCGCACGCAGGCAGTCCTGCGCAAATGGGATGTCGGGCGCCTGCCCGCTGTCGTCAGGGCGAAACGCAATCCGTTCAAGCACACCCCGGCGTATCAATGTGCAGCCAAACCCGGCTCCGCTCACCCGCCACACGCCGGCTTTCCTGGCTTGCTCCAGTTCCGCCGGGTGCTGCGTCAGCGGCATGCCCAGGTTGGTATCGTTGACGTACTGCCACGTGCTCAACCCGCCCCCGTGCCGAAACACATAGGGCGTGTAGACCACATCCGCCGGGGTGTCATACATGCGCTGGATTGCGCCTGCGTCGGGAAGCACGTTGTCGTGCTCCACCAGCACCAGAGCCGCCCATTCGCCCGCCAGAAAGGTCTCTCGAATGCACTGGTACTGGTGCAACACGTTGCGCAGGTCAGGGGCGGGGTACGGATTCTCCGTGGGTGTGATCCAGTCGAAGTCGCCGTTGACTCGCTGGGTCTGGACGGACAGCGCCGTCTCGGCCCGGATTGCCGTACCTTTCCCCATTACCCACGTGGGTGTTGCCACCAGTATCAGCGCCGTCATGCCGCGACTAGACCGCCGTCGGGTTCGTGCCGTAGAGGATCGCCTCGGGCAGCAGCACGCCGTACTTGGCGCGGAAGTAGTAGTTGAGCACGATCTGCCCGTTGCCCGACTTGCTGAACGGATCGCGCAGGAACTCCAGAGAAGGCGCTTCGTACAACCCCATGTAGTTGAAGTTGCCGAAGATGCTGCTCTTTAGACCGGAGCCAAGCGCAGGCACCGACTCGCTGTTCTGCACGGGGTAGCCCCACAGCGAATTGACCGAGCCGTTGGGCGTGTTGACGAACTGCCAGTTGTTGCCGGTGAGCGCCAGGTACGCAAACTGCGTCGCACGCTTCATCAGGAACTGCGCATTGTCCGAGTACTCGCCCTTCAGATTCTTGATGAGCGCCGGGATGTCGCTCGCAGTCGCCGCAGCCACAGCGCCCAGCGTGACGCTTGTCCCATAAGCGAGCGCCTCGGTGACGAGCAGCGCGTTGTGCGTGTTCGCCAGCGCCCGGCCCACATAGTTGTTCACGAAGTCAAGCAGCCGGGCGTCCTCATCCTGTAGAAGTTCGTAGGAGAGCACGACCTGCTTGGTGTACTTGACCAGCGTAAACGCCTTCTGGCCGACAACCGGCGCGTCCACGTCAAAGGCAGTCGTCTCACTGGTGGACACAAAGACATTGGCAACACCGTTGTCATACGGCGCGTTCGTGGTCGTACCCCTGCCGGGGATGCGCGTCACACCCAGGATGTCGGCCAGCAACCCCTCGTTGCGCTTGGTCGTGATGCTGGCGTAGTGCCCGGTCGGCACGGTGTAGCCCGCATAGGTGTTGTCGGCAATCGTCATATCGTTGGCGTTGGATGCGCGCAGCTCGGCATCCACGGCGCGCAGGCCGCCGCCGTCGCCGGTGCGGATGTAGTGCGCCACAGCGCGCGCTTCGCTATCACCCAACTTCGTCTTGAGGTTCAGGTTGGGTACGTCAACCGGCTGCGCCTGCACCTGTGCGCGCAGTTCGGTCTCCATCGCTGCCAACTTCTCGGCGCGCAGGATGTCGCTGTCCAACTTCTCAACCTCTGCCATCGTGGCGTCAAAGGCAGACCGCTTTTCGTCGGTCATGCCCTCGACGCTGGTGCCAATCGCGCGGGCCTCTGCGAGCTTGGTAGCCTTGAGGCGGCGCAGTTCAATCGCGTCCATCGTTCATTCCTCCCATGCATCCACAAGTTGCTTGATTCGATTGCGCTCTTCCGCCTGCGCCCGCAGTCCGGCCTCACGCTCTGCACTCTCAACGAGCGCCTGCTCGTTCGATTCGTCGTCATTGCGGCTTTCGGTGGCTGCCCCGTCCACCGCATCCGCTTCGTCCCCGCCATCCTCCGGCGCGTCGCCCAGAAAAGCGCGCAACGCAACCTCTGTGCTGGGGTAGGCCGGGAACGTCACAGGCGAAACATCCATCAGCTCGCTCACCGCCGTGACGGTGCGCACGTTGGGCGTCACGGTGCGGTCCCACGTTTGCCCGTCCTTGCTCACGCTAAACCCGAAGGACATCTGGCTCACGTCCCCGCGCTTGATGTTGGTGAGGAATGACGCGGCCAGCATGGTGTCCGGCGGGTCAATCTCGAAGCGCAGCCCGTGCTCGTCCTCCGCCAGGCGCAGCGTGCCGTTCGTCGTCCGCCCCAGCACGTAGGCCGGATCGTGATTCCAGAGCGCCCGCACGTCGGTACCGATCACATGGCGGAAGGCGCCGGGGGCCAACCGCTCCTGGAACATGCCCCGCATGCTGGGCAGCGGCACGCTCAGTTCGTTGAACACGGCCGCATAGCCGATGATCGTCTGTTTGCCGTTGTCCCCCTGCCGCACCTCAAAATCTGTCGGTGTTAGTCTGCGTTCCATGCCGCACCTCTGCACTCATGCTCCAGCACGCCGGCAATTGCGCCGGCTGCATTCTCTTCACTGTTCGGGCAAAACCGCATGACCTCCACAACATCGAAGGCCACCGCCACCACATTCTCAATCTGTGCAGCGCGCAGCAGCGGCGCAATCATTCCCGCTGCGGCATCCTTTAGTTCATCCCAGTGCGCCGTCTGCCACTCTGCACTGCTCGCCTTTGCGCCCGCACGCTTCATATCAGCGAAGTGCCGGCGGGCCAGGCGCTGCGCTACATCCTCAATCAGCGGCGCAAAGTAGCGCAGCGCCTTTGCCTCCTTAGGCGGAGCGGGTGCTACGGGGGCGTCCGGCGTGGCGTCCATCGGGGCGGCTCCATCCGGCTGCCCTTCCTGAGGGGGCGCTGCCTCCGGCTCGGCCACGTCCACCATATTCAGCGGGCGCAAGTATTGGTCGCCGTTCTCCACTGGATTCAGATTCTCAATCGCCCGAATGTCGTTCACGCTCAACCAACCCCACTGCCGGCCCATGGCGTACGCCTGATAGCGGGTGGTCGTGTCGGCCTGCAGAATGGCGTCGCGCACGTGCTCCACAAAATAGGTGCGCCGCTCTTCCGGGCGCATGAGCTGGGCGTGCACCGTCTGCTCAATCTGCTTAAGCCATGGCCCCAGGCTGAACTGCAGGAACTCCATGTACTGGTGCTCGATGTTGGAGAACGTCGCGCCTTCCATGTCGCCGATGAGATGCGGCGGCACGCCAAACGCACGCGCAATCTCGCTCACCTGAAACTTCCGCGTCTCCAGGAATTGCGCCTCTTCGGGCGGGACGGAGATCGTCTCCGCCTTCATGCCCTCTTCGAGGATGCGCAGCCGGTGGGCGTTGCTCAGGCCCTCGTGGTCAGTGGCCCAGCTCGCACGCAGGTTGATCAGTGCCTTGTCGCTCAGTTGGCCCGGATGCGTGAGCACAATGCCTGGACGTGCGCCGTTGCCGAAGAAGCGTGCGCCATACTCCTGTGTGGCCAGCCCCAGCCCAATCGCCTCGTTCATCAGGGAACGCACCACCGAGAAACCCACGACCCCGTTCCCCGTCATGCCGCGCAGATGAAGTACCTTCCAGGCGGGAAGCACTGTCGTGTTGCCGTTGGGCAGCGTATACTTGAAGGTCAGCGCCCCGTTGCGTCGCTCGACGGTCATCTGCGATGACATCAGCGGCCACAGCGCCATCACCTCGCCGGCCCCCGACCACTCAATCTCTGCGTAGCCGTTGCCGTGCAATAGAGCGTGCTGCATTAGCCAGCGCCGCAGCTCGAAGGCCGTCATCTCCGGGTTTGCCTGCTCCTGCAGCACGGGGTACAGCGGGTGCTCCTGCGCCCGTTCCTTGCCCTTTGGCTGGAGGCGCCTATAGACGGGCAGCGGCAGCATGGCCACCGAGTTGCTCAGGATGCGCACGGCCGCCAGCACGGCGGTGTTGCGCAGGCTGCTCTCTTCGCTCACAGCCACGCCCGACGCCGAGCGCGCGCCGTCCAGCAGCCCCAACAGGCCCGCGTCAGCCGCACTGCGTTTCTCGGGCGTTTCCACCCCACCCAACCACCGTTGAATCAGTGCCACATGCCCAGCCCCAGGACAACAAAAAAGACGCCGAAGAGAGGTACCTTCACCTCTCCACTGCGTCTAAGCGTCTCGGGAGAATATAGATTTGAGCGGCTGGGGACAGCGCCCCGGCCACTACCCCTAGTGTAGACCTATTGTGCTACGCTGTCAATACCCCTTGTGCGCCGTGATCGTCGTCTGACTGGTGCTCATCCACAGCTACGCGTCGCCCCTGCCAGTCGAACCAGCCTTCGCCGCACCCCTCGCACAAATCCCACGCAACCTCGCCTTCAACGCTATGCGCAAGGTCGTTCGCGCGCGGGTCAGCCGTCGGGAACACTTTCTTGATGCAGTCGTAGCAGAATTCGGCCATGTGTAACCTTGCCCCACAGGCTACTTGATCTGGAGCCTGTAACTTGCAACATCATCGCTCGCTGTGGAAATGAGCGTAATGAACGGGCCGGACGCACCCGCTCCCAGCTCACCCCCCGTCACCGCACCGGTATTCACCGAAAGCATCTTGCCGGCGGCGTTGTATAGTGTCACGGTGATTCTGGGATAAACGTCTTTGCTGCCCATGTTGCGCAGCTCGCCGATCATGGACAAGTTGCCAAATACATCGGTGCTGGTTTGCAGGTCAACAAGTTCAAAGCCATCGGCAATCTCAAGTGTGTAGGGGATGCCGCTGTTGTCAACCAGGTCAGCCGCCGGTTCGATGGCAGGCATGGATGCAGCGTGAGCAGCGACGCCTACTTGCGGCACCGCAGTATCAGCAGCCGTGACACCTACTACATGTGCACCCCGAATTGTGATTGCAAGGTCGACGCCGACGGTGAGGGGAACGGTTGAGGTGATGACGCTGCCGTCGTCCTGCGCGGTGGCCACTGTAAGCTCGACTGGTACATCTTGACTAATCTTGACGATGAGAGGATTGAGCAGCCCTGCGAGCGCGTTACTCTGGGCAAGTGCGGCGAACGCCACGGCTATGGTAACGAGCGACGCAACTGCGGCTGCGATGATGGTGCGCTTCATCAATTCCCTCCCGGGTTCCCAAGCTGGGCGTGGTTGTTGCTGCACGATGATCGGCATTTTATCACGCCGTTCGCCTTCCCTCCGCAACCCCTACCGCCAGCAGCAGGAACCCACACCACGCCAGCACCCCCGCCCAACCCACCAAGACGTAGAGCGCCACGCCAATCAGAAGGACTCCAATCCCCACAAGCACGTCACTTCGATCCACTTGCCACCTCCTCCAGCACCGGATTCCAATGCTTTTCCACCACCACGTCCCAGCCGTACTGCCCCACAATCGACTTGTGCACCACCTCCCGCTTCGCCCTCGCAGCGGCGGCCTTCATCCGCCCCACATTGCCCAGCGCATCCCGAATTGCCCGCCAGTCGGGCCACGCCCACCAGCTCTCCAGCCCGCTCACCCAGAACAGATCCGCCGGCTCCGTCGCCGTTCCCCAGCGCACCAGTTCGGGCATGCTCGCAAAGCAGGTCGTAATCACGGGCGTGCCGCATGCCTGCGCCTCAATCAGCGGAATGCCAAAGCCCTCGCTCATGCTCGCCCCCAGCAGAACGTCGGCGGCGTTGTAGATCATAGCCAGGTACTCCGCCGGATAGCCCAGATAGTACGAGTACCTGTCAGGGAAGATGACGCGGTCGGTGATGTCGAGCGCCGCCACCAGCGCCTGCAGGTCCATACCCGCCGCCTGCGTGGTCGGGTCCGTGTGAATGTAGAGCACCGCCCCCGGCTCTTCGTCGGCAAAGGCTGCCCACGCCTTGAGTTGCACCTGGAATGCCTTGCGGTCAAAGCCCTTGTTGGCCGCCACCATCGCCGTCACGTGCGGCGCACCTCCAAACACCGCCGCCCGAAACTGCGCCACGTCGTCATCCGGCAGAACCCGGAACACCTCCGGCTCCACGCCGTGTGGCACATACGCACAGGGCATGCCCGCATCGCGCAGCATTTGCTCACCGAAGCGCGAGTAGACCACCGGCTTCGCCGCCCCTTCCAGCGCCGCCAGCACGCGCTGTGACACAGGCTCCGTGTCCACAGGAAACCATGGCACCCAGAGCGCGGGGGCCACTTTCTGACCCACCTCCTCCTGCGTCCACACGTCGATCAGCGTAATCACCACATCCGCGCCAAAGTGCTTGGCGTGGTGGCCGATAATGTCCGTTCCGTAGGGGTGCGAATGCCCCGGATACATGACGTGCGGGCCAAACTGGGTCAGCCCACCCTGCACGCCGAACCACGCAAAGATGCCTAGATTCTCGGGCCCACCCACCACGTCCAGCGCGCTCAGGCGCGGCAGAAGACTCTTCACCTGCACGCCGTAGCCGGTGCTACAGTGGGGGGCGTTGCTACTCAGCAGAATGCGCACGTGGCAGCTCCTCGTTGCACTCCGGGTGCAGCACCCGTTCGAGTATGAGCGCCGACCCACCCACCAACGCCGCAATCAAGTCAATCATGTACACCTTGTCACCCTTCTTGATTTCCATCTGTTGCGCGTCCCTGTCAATGACGCCCAGAATCGTGCCGCTCACCCGCAACTCAATCCGCTCCGGCTTGACCATCACCCGCCTCCCTAGAGTTCCAGCACGCCGCGCTGGTCGTAGACACTCGGCCCCTTCCCTTCCTTGCGCATCGCCCTGTCCAACGCGTTGACCAGCGCCACCACCCCGTCAATCTTGTTCCGGCTCTTGCGTTTGTCCGGCTTGATGTTTGCATTCGCATCGCGCTGCACCGTCACGTTGTCCACCATCCAGCGCAGCACCGGGTTTCCGCCATGCCCCACCTGTCCGCCGAGCACCAGCCGCTCCAGTTCCTTCGTGGCTGCACTCAACCCCGCAAATGTCTGCCGCACAGCCCACACCTCCAGCCCGGCCGCCGTCAGATTCTGGCTCATTTGCTGTGCGTTCCACGGGTCCATCCCCACCTGCCGCACCTGGTAGCGTTCCGCCCATGCCAGCACATCGGCCTCGATGCGTGCATAGTCGATCACGTTGCCATCGGTAACTGTGAGCCAGCCATCGCGCCGCCATGCATCGTAAGGCGCGCGGTTCTTCTGCCCCCGCTCAATCAGGTTGTCGCCCGGCACATAGAACCTGCACAGCACCCACCACGGCTCGCCCTCCTCTTCCGGTGGGAAGAGCGCCACCGCCGCGGCCACGTCGCCTACGCTCGCCAGGTCCAACCCCACATAGCACAGCCGCCCCGTCAGGTCAGGCGCCGCCACTGCACACGCCATCCACGCACCCATGTCCAGCCAGCGCGATTCCTGGCTCACCCACTGGTTCAAGTAGAGTTGCCGAAATGCATTCTGCGAGGCCGGCGAGGCCAGCGCCCGCTTGCATTCGCCCGCCAGGAACTCTTCGCTCACTGTCACGCCTAGGGAGGGGTTGGCCTTGCGCCACACCGCCGGGTCTGTCCAGTCATCGTCTCGTTCCGCTTCGGTGATGTGCACGAAATAGGCCGGGTCCCGGATCGTCCCCTCACGCACCTGCTGCGCATACTCGTACTGCTCGCCGCAGATGCTTTGCATGTCGTAGCCGGCCGTCGTGATCATCACAAAGAGCGGTTGCCTGCGCGCACCCATGCCCGTGCGCAGCACATCGTACAACTCGCGGTTCGGCTGCGCGTGCAGCTCGTCGAAGACCACCCCGTGCGGGTTGAGGCCGTGCTTCGTGAAGGCGTCGGCGCTCAGCACCTTGTAGCGGCTGTGACTGGGGCTATGAATCTCGTTCTTGTACACCTTCGCCCCGGCCTCGCGCAGCAGCTTGCTCTCCTGCACAAACGCCTTCGCCTGGTCAAACACAATTCCCGCCTGCGCCCGGTCCGAGGCCGCCGAGTACACCTCGGCGCCCCCCTCGCCGTCCGCCATCAGCAGCTGCAGCGCCAGCCCCGAGGCGAGGGTGCTCTTGCCGTTCTTGCGCGGCCATGACAAGTAGGCGTAGCGATAGCGTCGTCGTCCGTCTGCGCGCCGCTTCCACCCAAAGAGCGGGCGAATCACGTCGTCGCGCTGCCACGGCTGCAAGGTAAACGGCTTCCCAGCCCACTCGCCCTTCGTGTGCAGCAGGACGCGTTCGAAGAAACGCACCGCCCCTTCCGCTGCCCGGTCGTCAAAGTAGAATGCGTCCTCCCCGCTCAATGTGGTTCGCACACCAGCCAGTAGCATTTGTCCCAGAAGCCGTCGCCCTCGTGAAAATAAGGATGTCTGACCAGCGTCCACGTATATCCCCACTCGCCCAGCAGCACTTGCACGTTCTCCCCGCTTTCCTTGCCGTGAATCTCGACAACCATGTGCGGCCTATGCTCCCGGATCGTGCGCGCCGCCCCGCGCAGTGCATACAGCTCAGCCCCTTCCGTGTCCATCTTGATGAAATCAATTTTGCCCACGATGGGCATGTCGTCGATGGGCATGCACCACAGGCTTGTCGTCCCCACTGGTGCGCTGGCGGTGCTGCCATCCCACACACCCAGCGCGCTGGTGTGCACGTCGAGCGCAAACAGGGTGAACTTCTGCCACCCCGCCACGTCCCATGCGCCCACATTCAACACTTCAACATTGCGCCCGACCGCGCGCAGTTCATCGCACAGCGCCGCGTTCGGCTCTACGGCATACACGCTGCAAAAGCGCCGCGCCAGTTCACGCGTCCATTCGCCGTGGTTCGCACCCACGTCAAGCGCCACGTCCCCCGGTTCAGGCAAATACACATCCAGCCATGGTTCATCGCGCATTGTTCGCCGCTTCCCCAAACAACACCTCTGCCAGCGAGGGATTGTCGCTCTCCTCTTCCAGCCCCAGGCGCGCCCGGCTCGCCGGTGTCAACCCAAACTGTTTCGCCAACGCATCGGCCGTCCCCACCGCCGCCCGCCAAATCGACACCGCCGGATGCTTGCGTGGTTCGGTTCCGCCGTTATGCGTTAAGTCGCTTGTCGTCAGACCCTCTTCAGCCAGTTGCGCCGCTGCTGAATCCGCCAGCCACAACGCCGTGGCGAGTTGCGCCAGCATTGGCCCGTCGGCCTGCGTCAGCCCATGCTCTGCGGCCCGCCCTGCCAACATCCTGAAGTACGGCACTACCTTCTCTGGCATCGTTTTTGGAGCGTGCAGTTTCACAGCAATGCCGCGTTTCATCTTCGGCAGTGGCCCACTTCCAAAGCCGCCCATGTTCTCTCCTTCGCAGAATTGAAGATTCGCAAAATCCCATTTTGGCCCAGCCGCCCACAAACGAG